TTTATTTACTAAAGTTATCAAATTAACATTCCTCCTTTAACTTTCTACAGTGTAGTAACACCTACATTTTACATGTAATTTTGCTGGTGGTCTATTTGGGTCATCTATTCTATAAGTTTCCCCATCTAACTCCTTACATTTTGCACACGTTGCACCATCTAACACTGCATTACGTGTCACTCTCTTTACGCCTGTATATTTGCAAAATTCTTCAAACATATCTTGTCTTACATTGCTTATTGTATCTTCTACTAGTCTTTCAGTATTATATTTACTAGTATTAAAAGCCTTTTCTATGTTTCTTCTCATTTGTTCTTTATTAATTTTACCATTAATAAAATCATCAACTTGTAATCTTAAGTACTTACTAATATCTTTGTTGTTCTTCCATATACGGTCGCTATAGGTTTTACCTTCTATCACCTTATCAGCAATCTTCTTTGCATCTTTAAGTTTATAGTTATAAAATCCTTCTAGCTTATCCAGTGTATTATTTATTAAACCTTTTGTTATTTTAATTTGGTTAGAAGATTCTTTATTGATGAAAGCAATTATCTTATTACTTAGCTTTTGATTTATAATAATGCTTTCCGCTTTATCAATTTTGAGGAAGTCCTCAATAACTTTATAATATAACAATAAAAGAGCCACCTCTTTAAGTAACTCCTCCTTATCATTTTTCTGTTCTTTATATATTTCTTTGAGTTCAGAATCAAGATCATCATATATAGATGAAATCATTTCTAACTCTTCTTTTTCACTATACATTTTCTATACTCTCTGTATTAAAATTTTCTTCATTAGAATTTTCACCTATAGGCAAATAGTCGTTTGGTGAAATTCTATTTAAGTCATTTTCAAGTTCTTTCTCTACCTTTTCACCCTCAACAACTGGGTTTTCAATTCTAGGTAGCCAACTTCTCATTGTCTCTTTGCTTACAACATTTGTTGCAGCTAATTTACTTATCATGTCTGCAATTCCAGTTTCATCAATCGGAACGTTAGGAGTAAATAAAACCTTGATTGTATTAACATCAAAATTCTTACTTTCTGTTAAATATAAATGTCTGAATAAACATTGTAAGCGTGTATATAATATATTGCTCATAGCTTTCTCATTCATTTTACATTTAGCTTCAAGGCTCTGTAACCGTGAGCGAAGCGCTGTCCCAGAAAGATTGCTTTGCATACGTTCTGTAGTATTAATGTGAGAAGTTAAGGAATATATTAAGTCTTTTATTTCGTCTCTAGTTTCTTTTATAAAACTTCCATCAACATCTTTTATTAACCAATCTGCATCTTGTGTTGTTTTATCACCAAATAACATAATGCAGTTGTTACGAATAACAGGTTCCTTTTTCTTAGGCTTACCATTACTATCTAATACTACATTACCTTCGCTGTCTGTTTCGTCCTCTGCTTCTACACCGTAGATTTTCATTATAGCATTTCTAAAATCTGATATTTCACATACTGCATCAGATAAGTTAGTTTCTAAAGCATCTTGTAAATTCTTAATAGTGTTATATATAGTTTTATCACCTTCTATATAACCTCTATTTTCATTGTAAGTTTTACCACCTATCATTCCAAAACCAATGGGCACAATACCGAAGTAATGTTCTGTAGGAGGGTTAACCTCTTGCCATGTATGATCACAATGATATATAAAATCTTTAGTATATATATCAATGTATGTTTTTTCTGGTTCTAGTTGCTTTTTAAACATATGTAAGAAGAGATAAGGAATATCATCTTTAATATACATATATCCATCTAAAGGAGTTACAATTTTATTCTTGAATCTTAACTTTCCTTTTTCATATTCTTCTCTGTAGTTAATTTCATAGCATAAACCATATTTTATCAATTCAACTCCTAAATTAAAGTCATGGTCTGATTTATTATTTTTAAAATTATACTGTATAGCTTTTATAACTTCCTTATTATCATCAATAGAAGTATATGTGATGTCATTACCGAAACTATATTGTGCTTCTTCATCAGTAAGTTTCTGTATAAAGTTTGTATTTACTTTAAGATTACTTCGCCCTTCACGTGGTGTAAAGTTCATTAAGCTATCTGTATTACCATAATAATAACGATTAATATCGTCATAATGTGGTTGTTTTACTAAATAATCAGCATAGCAACGTTGTACTAGCTTTAATAGTTCTTCATTCATTAATTTGCCCCCTTTCTATCGGTAGATTATGCTAAAACTAGCTTTATTTTTAATATCTTTAATCCTTGTGTTAAGTTCTGCTACACAATCGCAAATATCATCATGGCGAGAATATTTACACCCGCAAAACTCACTATACATGGATTTTATTAACTCTATATCTTCCATGCAACAATTGAATTGTATTTGACCGTTGTTAATAGGGTCTATTGTTGTACTTATTTTTTCATCCTTATTCTTCTTTTGCATTTCATTTATAAATTCTATATGTCTATTTCTTAATAAAGGGTCATTTCTAATTAAATCTTTTATTTTTATAACATCTGACCCTTGAAATGTATTCTTTTCTATATAAACATGTGTTATATCTTCAAATTCTTTTAATAATTCGACTACTTTTAAGCAATATGAGTTGAAATCAAGCCTTTTTAATAACCCACCTCTTATATAAGTAAAGTTAGTATTATTAGTTTGACTTCCTACAACCATTGCTGTATAGTCTGAACTTTCTGTAACTGTACTAGCTGGGTCTACACATAGCATTGTTTTAACAAAATGTAGCTTGTCTAGTTCCTCTGGTGTGATTTCTGCAAATGCTTTAAAGAATCTAACACCAATTGAAGTAGCATCATTCATCATTTCTGACATAAATGCTGTTCTATTCTCCCAAAACTTAACCGCTATATCGTTTAAACAATCCCATTTTTCTTCCCACAATACAGGGAATTTCATTTCATCATAATGTATCTTATAAAATTCCTCTGCTTCTTCTTTACCTTCCTTAAGATATATGTTTTTACACTCAATCCATAAGGGAGTATCAAAAATATCATCTACAGTTTCATCATCTTTTAAGATAACTGCACGTCTTAAGAAGGTTTTATAATCATTATTACGTGATAGCCTAGAAATTAAACAATCTATATGTAATACAGTACCTATACTAACAATTTTAGTAGCTTTCTTTATCTTTATACCTTTTCTATATACTGCACTATCACCACATTGTTCTATTTCCTTTTGCCATTTATTAATTAACTTCTCTCTGGAATCCTCTGTTAATATATTAATTTCAGATTGAAAGTCATCACCTATAAAACAAGTCGGTCTTACACTCTTCCAGTTGATACCTCTTACAGATGTACCAGATGCAACGGCTCTTAAACAAGTCCTATTTGCAAATTCTATTTGTAAGCTATTAGTCCTAAGAGAAGTATTACTTTTATCTATTAACTTTCCAAATGTACGTTCTATCAATTTATTAGTTTCTATTTCCTTTTTAATTGAAGCTATAAATTGCTGACAGTCTACCTCTGTTTTAGCACCTATAACTGTAAAAACACTCTCTTTATAGCATATAAGCCATATAGAAAGTGCCATGTCACATGTTGTAGTTTTTGCCCAACCTCTAGGAGCAACAATATTTATTTTATCGTACTTATCTTTTATGAATGTATCGTTTAATAAATCCCACATGTCATAATGACTTTCCGATAATACTCTTGCTGCATTATGGTCGTTAGGAATAAATAAATTTCGTAGGAAGTATAAATTAAAAAACTCTATATTCTTTCTTCCTAGGCTTTTAGCTAATATATCTAGTCTTTCTCTATTATTTCGTATTACTTCCTTTGCTTTATCTTCACTGTTATAATACTTACCTAGATATTTAAGGAGTAATATAACACTTAATTCTATATCTTTATACTCTTTATTGTCGTAATAATATATTGTTTCCATGTTTACTCCTTTCTATGTGGTATTAAAAACTATATGAGTCTAAAAATTATGAAAAAAATTTTATGTAGCTAACCTGAGCAGTCCAGGAGAATCTGCATTTAGAACCTACCCCATGCTTTAACAAGACATAACTAAAATTATGACCTATTAGACACACTGTTCATTAACTCTCTTAACCCTTGATATTACTAACTTCACACTACTTAGCAATCTTATCTAAATCAATAACATTACTATCTTTATCTTCTAATAAACTATCTAAATCTACATCTGTATTATTATCTGTATTAGATAACTCTATCTCTTGCTTAGCTGTAGCCTTGCCTAAGGCTCTATCTAATAGCATTCCGTAGGCTGTAAGGGCTGTATTGTCATTATCTGTAGTCTTAGCTATCTTCTCGATACCTTCTAAATACTCATTAACTTTTATATTAACCCTATTTAATGCGTTCCTTGAAATTACTTGTTTACGCTTGTCCAGCTCACGCTTAAACTCCTCATCATCTAACCAATTATAAATACTTGCTCTACTAACCTTTAATTTCTTAGCGATATTGCTTATATTTTCGCCCTTCATAAGCTCTTCAATAGCATCAAGATGTTTTTGATTAAGTAACATAAAACTCACCTCCTACAGCCTTATACAAGCATATAAAAACTGTCTAATTATTTTTACACTTTTTATTTAATAAAATCTAATATCTTTATCTTTAATAATTTTCATTTCAAAATAAAAGGGGACTCTCATTTTAGTACTAATTAATCATAACTAAAATCACAGTCCCCTAAAATCATATCCCTAATATCAACATATAGTTGATTATCTTCATACAATCTGAACTTTCTAATTTTGAAGTATGTAAAACCTTCGATAAGTGTTTCTATAGAAGTAACTTGTTGTGAAATAGCAACACCTTCATCTATTGTAATAGTGCCTTCACGAACTTTTGATAATACATTTCTAAGTTTTTTAGTATCACTTCTATTTTTCCAATACATATTAAATTCTTCTTTAGATATTTGAAAAGTTTCATTAGTTTTTTGATTCTTTTTCATATAAAAGAAACCATCATTGCAAATAATCTCTTTTTCTTTTAATTTATTATCCCAGTTATGAATAGTCATAGCACTAACATTAACTTTTCCTCCTATTTCTTCTTGAGTAATAGGAATATCAATGTTACTAGTTCTTTCAATAAAATACTTATTAAATTTAATAGGATCATTAACATTAAAAACATAAGTACCGATATTATAAAGAACTTGATTGTCAACACTAACCTTTTCTAGTTCGTATAATATATTTCTACCTTGTTTAGTCTTGCCAATGAGTTTATAGCCTTGTTTTTTAAGATTATCATCTAATGTATTGCGTTGATTCATCTTTTTAATACTATCAACACTAGTATTTAATAATTCAGCTAATTGTTTTCTTGAGTATAACATCTAGTCACCTCTTTAAAGACAAATAAAAAAAAGATAGGTGACAGTTGTTCCCTGTAAATCCTATCATAAATAAAAATAAGAGTAACTACCGCAGCAATTACTCTTATAATGACATCTAGTCTTTGTGGTATCCTTACCACTACATTTTATTTATACACTCGCATTAGTGTAATGCTTATGTGACGCATTTGAATAATATTATAAGCATTAAAAAACCACCATGTTACTGGTGGCTTCTCATTGATCATAATATAAAGACTGTTATATTTTTAGGGGGTTGGAATGAAAAGCACTCTTGATACCTTTCTACAATACTATTATAGCACGTATTTCTTGTAATTTTGTGCAATATTTGTGTAAATTTTGTGTAATGAAAAAGCGATAGAAATTAATCTACCGCTTATATAAACTTACTATATTAAGTAACATTTAATTGTAGTTTAGGCTTTGTATAATTCATATTCCCTCCTACACAATAACATCATCTAAGTTATTTAGTATTTCCTTCAATCTCTTTACTTTCATTTTCTTTTCTCTCCTTTATTAATTCTTCTAACTCTTCCAGGTCTTCTTTTGTTGCTTTTCTTATAAAGCTTTTAGCTTTACTTCTATCCTGTAAATAATTCTTTCTTTCTTTATTCTTTTTATTCCATTTTTCATTAGCTTTTTTTCTTGCTTCTGTTAGTGACATGCAACCCCCTCCTAGTTGAATATAAATATTTCGTTTTCTTCTAACTCGTAAGCAGCGTCATCAAATTCAAAAGTTTCGATTTCTCCATTTATGTATTTTTTTAATTCCTTATCAGTTGCAATATATAAAGTATTTTCAATATAGACTATCTTTTCATCTTCTCTTACTTCATATTCACATTCTACTTCTTTAGTTTTAGTGTTGTATCTAATTATACTTTTCATATTCTTTATACCTCCTGCTTTTCAGTAGAACTAGATAAGTTCTAACTCTACTGAATAATAACCCATTTCCTTGTAATCTTCATCAGTGCTTATGTACTTTATTCTCATTCTATTATCGTTTGTAATAAGTACTTCTCCTTCACTCTCACACCCTTCTGCATCTAATACCTCACATTCTTCTTCATTTTCATAATCAACTTCATGACCTTTTATATTTTCTATTTCAAATACATATTCTAATACATCTTCTGATTCTACTAAAAAGTTTGAAGTACAATTAATTCCTTGCCAACTTTCAACTTCTTTATAAAATTTATATTCATCACCAACTTTTATATCTAACTTACTTCCAACTTGTATTGTTCTTACTGCTTTACCTTCATAATTAATTTCTTTTGCTATTTCCAATCTTGTTTTCATTTTAATCCCCTCTTTCCTTAACCTTATGTCTATATTATACACTATGCTAAGTACAAACACAATATACAAATTGTACAAATTAATTACTAGTTAGTTGTAAATAATACTAATAAACTTATTTATTTCTTCTCAATTTCTTTAAAAAAGGTCTAAATAAATCTTCTACTGTTTCAACTTCGCCAAACTTCATCATGTTGTGTCTTTCTATGAACCATACTGCTAATTTAATTCTGCAAGTTTCTTCTAATAATTCATTTTTATATTCACTATCACTTTCTTCTATCATGTTTATTATCTTTTCTCTTATGTCTGATGCAAATTTAACTTGCTTTTCAGTTCCTTCTAATTCAACCATTTCTTTTCCCTCCTTGTTAGAAAGATAAGATATGCATAAACCTAATTGAACCTTATAATCAACTTCTGGATATTCTCTTTTAATTTCCTTTGTTAATTTGTGCAAAATAACCATTTATTATTCTGTTAATTTGTGCAAAATAACCATTTATTATTCGTAACGAATATGATATAATAAATACATAAGGTGAAGGGAAGGGAGTAAATAAATGAGTATTTATGAAGTTAATAATAAACCAACAATTGACAAAATAGAAAATTTTGACGATGAAAGAAATACTTATTATAGATTTCAAAATAAAGATTGGGGAATAGGTACTCAATCTTGGGGAATGATTTATAGTACTCCAGAAGAAGCAATAGAAGATGGAAGCACAGTACTTAATGGTAAAAGTTGTTGTTCAACTGCAAAAGAATTATACAACTTCATGGATTACTTCGATACAGATTTCAATGTATTAATCCTTGAAGGGGATTGGGTAGAAGAAGGTCATGATGGAGAAGATGTTGTTGAAGTTTCTTCTATAAAAGAAATCTGGAGCTTTGAAGATTTTAAAAAAATAATGTGGGATATGGAGGATTAAGCAATGGATTTAAATAAGATTGATACAGCCGCAGAGCTGTATCAAAAAATACTTGAAGGTAAAATAAAAAGATTTCCTCAACATTTCTGGAGTGGTCCAGGTGCTGAAGATAATGCTAAAGAAGTAACGAAGTACTTTATAGAAAAAATACTAAAATGGAACAGTGAAGATATAAAAGGGAATTTAACAGAAGCAGTATTTAGAAAGCATAAATTAAGCGGAATGCTAGAATATACATTTGATAGAAGCCCATTTAAAGCAATAGATAATGCATATCCAGGTAAATTTAAAGAATGGGAATTTAAAGCGGTTCCTAAACATCTATGGGAAAATACAAGTAAAAGGGAAGAAGCTATCAGATGGTTATTAGAAAAAACTAATAAAGATAAATTTGATGAATTAACGAATGTCGAATTTATTGAATATGGTCTTGGAGGATTAATGGATTATTTACATAAGAAAAAAGAATTTGCAAATATAAACATAAAAAATATAGAAAATGGGATAAAGCACAATAAAAGAGATTTAAAAGTAACATTTAATAAAAGTGGAGGAACTTCTAGTAGAAACGGAGTTACAACTAGATTAACATTACCTACAAGCTGGGTAAGAGAACTAGGAATAACAGAAGAAGATAGAGAAGTTGAAATTGAATTAGTAGATAAAAGCATAATAATAAAGAAGAAAACTTCTACATCATATAACAAAGTTTTTAAGTAATGTTTATTATAATATAAAAAAGGGGGCATTGAAATTGAAATTAGGAATGAGAAAACCAAGCCTTAAAAAATCACTTAAGGCACGTACTACTGGTAAAGCTAAAAGGGCGATAAAGAAAGCAACAATACCTGGTTATGGTAAGAAGGGTATGGGATGGGTTAA